TAGTACTTCCATCTATTTCCGTACCTGTGACTGTTATAATTGTACCAGCCGTTCCCACGGTATTAATACCAGCGCCTGCAATAGTTAGCGACCCGCCCGAATTGCTTAGTGTTGCGGTGTTTGCTGCTACTGATAGCGTTTGCAGCTCGTTGGTACTGCTTGAATCTGCTGGAGTTTGATTTGACCAAACGCCAGTACTCGCGTTATAAATTAGCGTTTGTCCTGTGGTTGGGCTTGTTAGTTGTACGTCGTTTATTTGATTAAGGTCGGGAAAGTGCGAAGGTCTGATAAATAAAGTACCATTTGAAGGATGCGCATGAATCACAGTCGCGATTGGTACTTTAAGGTTTGGAGCGGCTGGTTGCACCTTGGTTAAGTATCCGGGTGTTGCAGCACTGCAAAAAAGAACATCATCATCCACCCAAGTCTCACCAAAGTTTGCGCCGTTGGTTTGTATGCCTCCAATCTTGCCAAAGTGCTGTACTTTGCCGTTCGCGTTGTTGCCTATTGTTTGTGCTGTTATTCCAAGAATGTACTCACTATTTACCGTTCCATCAGCAATGGCCGGAGCGATTAAAATACGGCCTGTATTACCTGTTGTGCCTGCTGCCATTACAGCTCTGCCAATTGTGATAGGTGTGCCGGTAGTGTTGCGCGTGTTATAATATGCCGACTCCATTAAATGTCCTGTAACTGCGCCCTGATCGGTCACTAAATCTACCGTTTCTTCGGTTGCATTCCAAGACATTGTACCTGCTGCGCCATCTGTGTTTGAGCCTGTGCGGAATCGTAGAATATAAAGCGAATCCAAAATAATAGAATTACTTTCAATTCGGATGCCAGCGCCAGCGGTGTAGGTTGCCCCTTCATTTATCCAAACCCAAGCGGAACCAGTCCAGTAATACAACTCTGGATCTACACAATTATTAATTACAATCTTACTATCACCTTTCGTGGGAGTGTATGCCGGTGCGCTGCATCCTGCAATTTCTTCGATGGTGTTCCCGAGTAACTGCCATCCTCCGGGAGTGTTAAAGTGATACCATTTGCCTGTGATTGTGTCAATGGCAACTCGTGAAGTGCGAGCGGGAGGTGTAAAGCTGGGAGCGCCGTTAGTATAGCTGATGCCAGCTCCATATGTAATGTTATTTTGTGCGGAAATTTGCGGCAAACTGCAAAAAAGCGCGGCAATTATTAATATATATCTCATCCAAATACAATTTTTAAAATTCCGTAAGGGAGGCCGTAGAAGTTATTAGCCGTCAAAAAATAAAGGTCGCCAACGTTCAAACCTGATGCGATCGCGTCGGCGTCCGAATCAAAAAAGCGTACTTTGATCGATGGTAGTGGGCCGTCGGGATTAACTATCATTATTCTATCATTTTAACGACCCCATAAGGGAGCCCGTAGAAGTTATTGATTGATAAAAAATAAAGGTCGCCCGATTGCATACCGGCTGCGATCGCGTCGGCATCGTGGGTGAAAAAACGACCGTACACGGGCAATGGCGGGCCGACTGCGTTTTGTCGATTGACGCGGATTGTATATTGTGCAATGTGGCAATGATAGCCCGAGTCGTTGTCGTAAATTTGGCGGACTTGTTCGTATCTAATACCGTCAATGCTTGTTAGTTCGAGTTGGAATGTAACATCGCGTCGAAAAAAGTCTATTGCCTGCCTAAATGCCTCCTCTGCTTGGCGCGCTTCGTCAAATGTCGTCCCCCAAATCGCTACCTCAGTTAAAACGTTATCTACCCAACTTGCAGCCGATTTGTTGTGCGCTGGATTGGAGCCTACTACCGTAACAACAGCAAAAGGAAGTGCCGCGTTTTGAGGCGCTACGACCGGATACACGCGCGTACCAAAGATGGCGAACGCGTCGGTATTATCTGCTATTATTTTTCGGATCGGGCCTTGAACGTTCATTGTACTTTTTTTAGGCGTTTGATTTTGGCTTTTAAGCCCTCTACAATCGTTTTTTGTGTGCGCTCCTTCATCATTATCCATGTAGGCAAAATAAACGGCCTGGGCGGTGTGTGGCGCGTGCCTTTCTCAATCATGTGAGCGTAGTATCCGTCAGTTTTGCCGAATGGCCCAAAAACCCCCTGAGCGGTTCCCTTTGCTAATTTAGCGCCGACAAAAACGGCGTACTTGCTTTGCCTAAACCGTAGCACGTCAAACGACGCCGCGAGGTTGCCCGGATAATAGGTCGCTACTACATTGCCACGACCCTTTGGTGCGCGTATACTCTTAACGAGCTTTGCAGTGCTGTATCGTTTGTGAACTTTGCGTCCGTGTGGCGCTGCCCGGTAAAGAGCGGCTACTACCGGCTTGGCTGACTTGGTTAAAATAGCGCTTGTCCCGCGCTTGGCGTTGCGCGCTATCTGCCTAAATTCTTTTAACAGCTCCTCAACTTCCTTTGCTAATTGTTCGTTCATTCTGTTACCTGCGTTTCAAGTATTAAACGATCGTTTCTGCCTTGCTCGGATATTCGAATTATATCCCAGTTATCGCCGTTGTAAACAATCCGATCAATAACCGTTACGTCTGTTTTACGAATCTCGAAGTTTGCCCGGTTGGTTGCATAAACCGCGCCTTCTGTTACATCTTCGCGAACTCCGCTTTTTGGGTACATAACAGCCGCCCAAACAGTTAGCAAGTTAGACCACGTTTCCACGCGTTCGCCGGTTGCGTTTTCAACAAGCGCGCGCCGTTGGATTGTTACTTGGCGGTCTAATTTGCCTATCGTTTCCTTTTTGTTGCGCATCATATCACAAAACGAGTATAGGGTGACATAAAGCGCTCGGATGCGCGTATAACAGCGTCCGACGGTGAGTCGGTGCGATTTTCGTAAATGTCCGCTAAGATCAAAAATACTGCAATCTTTAAATTGGCAGGAACCGCCGCCGCGTTCGCATATCCAGTCGAATATGTGACCTTTACCTGGAATGGCTCTGCGGTTGCGTTCCATCCATCTACCGGAACGACTACTCCCCTTTGACTTTGTGTGTGCTTCTCAATAACATATTCACTTGATGCCAAATTGGTAAAAGTCGCCGGATTCGTACTGATGGAATACCCAATAGACGTCAGCGCACTAAATGGCGCGTAGGTTAAATTAAACGGCTGGTCATCGTCCGGAAAGCTCCGGTAAGTTTCCACTACCGTCGCGCCCAAAAGTGACATTTGGCAGTACTGTTCGACAAAACGAATTGCCGCCCGCAAATAGGCCTCTATGATAGTATCCTCAGCGCTCCCCGTAACGCGCAAATGCGTTTTAGCCTCATCAACGGAAACGGGCAAGGAGGAAGAGTAAGTTAGCTCTATTGCGGACGGCAAATATTTCATTTTATCGCTTTGTTGCTTTTTTTACGATTGCGTCTGTGGCTGCTTCAATTAATACTTCGGCAATAACTGCCAAACCATCTTTGATTAGCCGCTTGGCGCGTGATTCCGGTACGTCTTTATGGATGCCTTTACCGTATCCAAAGTCGCCGTCCTCATCGTGGCCAACCAAACTATCTAAAACGCGAATTGTCATGATTAAGCAGTGATTAGGTGCTTAACTGCTGCGGTGTCAAGTAGTTTCGCGTCCCAACGAGCGAAGCCAAATAGTCCAATTTCGCCAGTGCCCATGTACAAGTACTCATTCCGCAAAATTTCAAGCGCGCGAGATTGACGAACCAAAAACTTGCTGAAATCGCCGAACAAAATCAACTTGGAAGCGGTGTTGATCGTGCTGTCCATGTCCTGGTTGATGACGTATTGGAATCCGTCAATTGTAGCAGGCTCACCCACGATGAAAGAGGGCTGCCATAAAGGACGCGCGTCGGATGCTCCGATTGATAGCTTTTTAATGTACGCAAGTACATTGTCGTGCATCATAAAGCGGCCGTTGCGGCGGTACTCCGGATCTACGCTGTGTACAAGGTCGAGGATTTCGGCAAAAGTGATTGCAGTTGCGGACGCGGCGGTTTTACCCAAAGTAGAGCCAGTGACAACGCCTTGCGGCTGGGAAGATCCTGTTCCGGTGGTGCAGCTTTCGTTTGCAGCACGGCCGAAACGCGTACCCATCAAGTTAGCAACATACGCCTCAATATCAAATGCGCTATCTTGGATCAACTCTTTGGAGAGCTTAATAAGATCGCGGTAAGTGTACGCACCAACGGCAACCTGCGCGAAGGTTGTGTCTTGAACAGTCGCGGCGCTACCTTCGGCAACGAGTACCGCTTTGGCGCTCGTGTCATTGTTAGTAGGGAAATTTAGGGTATTTCCAGAATCCGTCAAAAGCAAATTTGCAACCTCCAAAACGCCGCCGTACGCCTTCATAGACTCAATGATCTGATTTGCAAGGCTAACGGGAACAGTAAAGCCGCCCAAAGAATTAGTGCCGGCGATTAACGTGTTGGTTCCACGTTTTTCCAAAATAGAACGCTCGGCATCTGTCATGCGTGCCTCACCTTGAATCATGTACTTGCGGAAAACTGCGTTAAAGTCGGCGTTTACCTCTTCAGGATTGCGCTTATCATTTGCGCGGCCTCCTCTCTCCTCGTTCTCATAAAATAACTCCGCTGATCGTTTTTCAGCTTCAAACGCTTTTTGGCTGCGTTGAAAGGATTGGTAAGCTTCTTCCTGCTCCTTCTCAGCTTTGGCAAAGGTTGCCTCCAATTCGGATTTGCGGACATCGGTAAGCCCTTCCACACTTAAAGCGGTGGCGGCGTCCCTCATTGCGGCTACTGCGTTGTCATGCCGCTTTTTTAGATCTTGGATTTGTTCTAAGGTCATCTTTTAAAAGTAATTGAATTTAAAAAAGCGGCCGCGTTTGCCTTTGCAATTGCCAACCGGATGTTTATGTTTTGGTTTTTTGGAGCTTCTACTTTTTTTGCGCCCTCAAATGAACGCTTGGCCACTGTTGTATCTTGGTAGGCCGGGAACGTAACCGGCGCAACGTCGTAAAGCGTGCCGCCTTTTAGCAGCTCCCTAACTTGAACTTTGCCACCGTAAATTGCACGGTCAATCCATTCATCCGGAATTTTGCCGCGTAGTTCGTCTGGATCTAATTCGCTCCAATTTTCGTCCTTTACCGTGAATTGGAATGAACTTTGGAATATATCGCCGCGTTTAACCTCCTCATAAGTGTCGCGGCCTATTTGCGTGTCCGGTAAATCAACTTCGTATTGCAGACCCTTGTCATCGACTGTTAATCGGAGTGTATTATTTGCGGTTCTCCCAAGTACTAAATTTGAATCGTGGTTTTTTAGAGCTGCGGTTTTAGAAGTGTCCATTCCATCAAAAAACGAACGGTTTACCTTTTCCAAGTACCAGCCCATCGAAGTATAAGTATCAAATATTGCAGCCGTACCGCCAATTCTCATTGAGCTGTCATTCTCTGCGCGTTGTTCGAGCGCTCCAATATTTGCGAGGCGTACCTCTGCCTCTGATATTGTTCTACTGTTGTGCGTCATTGTTAGGAGCTTGTAAATTTTCAAGAGTGGTCATATTAACCTGGATATAATGCTTTTTACCAAGCCCGTCGGCGATTGGATTCATATTTTCAAGGCGTCTAACCTCGTCCAAGCTCATAACTCCCGCGTTTAGCATTTGGGAGTAGTATTGTGCGCGTGCTTGGGTGTCACCGCGTAACAAAGAGTCAAGGTTAAAGCGGAAAAAATAGTTAGCCCGGTCGGATTTGCGTATTACGCGGCGGTTTAATTCGTCCTCAAAGTTTTTAACGATTGGACGGATTGTGTGTGTTACGAACTCGATTGATTGGTGTTCGATATTTCCAAAAGTAGCGCGTTCAAGGTCGCCAA